TAAGCACCAGTTGCATCAGCTACTGTTACACTACCTACTGTAGTAAATGTTATAGCTGATGTTGTTGTAGTATACATCTCAGGCATACCTACAATCTCTAACAAGTACTGCTCATTATCAAATGTTCCAGTTGGGTTGTTAAAGCGTGGTACACTATGTTGCAAGTAGTATGCAGTATAGAAAGAAGAACGGCTAATTGCAGCAGTAACATCATTACCGTTAGTGATCTCACGAATACGCAAGTCTTGTCCAGTATAAAAAGGCTGTTGCATGTATCCTTCAGTTAAGATAAGATCACGTATAACTGTTTCTCCTGTTCCTTTTATTTGAATTGGTTGACATGAGTTGTTCTCACAAAGACCTGTGAAAGCACAAGGATCTCCGTTAAGATCTACCTCAGAAGCAAAAAGCTTAACTGGCTCTAAGAACGCAATGATAGAATCATTAGGGTAGAAAGTACAGTCATTGAAACGAGTATCAGCATAAGCTCCAGTGATAATCAAACCAGCAAGGTTGTTCTCATCTCCAGGTAAAACAGCACCTTCTAAAGTGTAAGGTAACAATGCTTCAGCAGTTGTGCTATCATCAGCTAACTGTGGCTCAAATGCCTGCCAGTTCAATCCAGCATCAGTTGAGTAAGTAATTGTTACGTGGATAAATGGGTTAATCAAAGGACTGTTCAAGAAGTCATAAGCCCATTGAGTGTAAACAACCAAAGGATTTACAGCTACTGGAGCAATTGCATCATCAGGACAACATCCAGTGTAAGCACCAGAAGTGTAGTAAGAGTTACGAGTTAAGTAACGTAATGCAGGTGATCCTTTAATGTCTAAACGCAAAGAATAAGTTTCTCCACACAAGAAATCTTTAACACAAGATCCAGTATAGCTATCAACGTTAGCACCTACAGTGATCTGTGCTTGTTGTGGTAAGCAAGGATTTACTTTGTAGAAACGGTGTACATACTTAGGGTTGATAGTCTTAGACTTTACAGACTCAGCATATCCACCGTGGAATGGACCAATTTTGTCATTTGGGTGGATAGATCCAGAAACCAAAACTAATGGACAGCAATTGGTAGGTGCTTCGTCAGCTTGCACCCAAGTTTTAGGATAATAGAATGCAAATTGCCCAAGAGTAAGATCTTGTGTAGCATCCCCATTTGTTACAAAACCATTTGTTCCCACAAAGGTTTTTTGAAAGGCATGATTAAAATAAGCCATGTTTTTTGTTTTTTAAGGGTTATAAATATATATTCAATATAGGAAAAGTTTCTCAACTCTCCAAATTATTTCAAGAAAAGTAATTTGTATTTAGCAGAATTAATAGAATCCTTAACTAAATCTAGGTTATTAACTATCTCTGAGTAAGGTAACATACCTTGAAGTTTACTAATAGAGTTATACATATCTCTAAGATAAGCTACCGCATCTGCTGTATTATCTAAGGTGCGTATAGGCATGTCTTTGTAACTTAAAAGTTTTTCAGCAGCTCCCTGATAACTTTCTACAAGAGTATCTGCAGAATCATGTAAGCCACCATAAAAATCACCAAGAGCTTTGTGAGCAGCATAAGAGCCATCTCCTTTTATTTTCAGGTGTAATCTATGAAAACTAATAGCAGCATTCATCATCTCTGTTGCGCATGCTGCAGTCATGTTATCTAATGAGCTACCACCAACGCCTGTATCAGGTGTAGGTTGTGGTTTTGCAGGCTCCTCTTTAGGTTGTGTTACAGTAACCTCAGGTCTGCTAATTTTCTTAACAGGTTCAGAGTCTCTCTTTAGTAAATTTCTTGACGGGGCTTCAGCCATTATATTTAGTTTTATGTATTACTTTGTGTTGAAGTTTGAGCTATCTGATATTGAGTAATTGACTCCATATCTCCTGCTAAAATTTGTACTGCTTCATCAACTAAGATTTCAGCAATATCATCTTTGAATTCACATTCTACATCTGTTGTAGATACCTGTAAACTATATGGGTCTGAGCAACCTGCAATTTGAACCAAGGCTGGAAATCTATAATACATTAAAATAGCTGTTGCTACTTCAAAGTCATTACCTGTATAAACTCTAAGATGATTACCTACAAATGTGCAAAAGGTTTCTCCCCACTCAAAACTAGGTCTCTTAAGAGCATCGCTTAGTAATAGAGCTATGTTCTCTTCTTCTGCTAAGTATGTAACAGTCATGTCTCTTCTTGTCTCGCAACAATCTTTGTGAGCATGAATATTAACTTTCTTATAATACATGTAATTAGATGGTAGTATACCTGACTCATAATAGGTATCTCTAGAATTCATATCTAATCTCTCTTCTATAAGCAATCTTTGTAAGTCATCAACACGCATAGTAGTTTGCTCATCACCAGTTTTGGTAATGTTCAATCCTTGAATCTGACGTCTTACCCATTCAACCTGACCCTTATTGAAAGCTTCAACCATCTGCCAACACTGAATGTTGTCAAAGTCTTGGCTATCAAGTTTATTGAGTCTCTGCTTAATTTTAAGCTGTAAGGTTGTGTTGTTCATTATTTTTTGCTTTTGCCTTTTTTAATGGTACCGCCTAGCTTAGATGGTTTGTTATAACTAACATCTACTTTTATAGGGACTTTTCTTTTCTTTCCAACGGTGCCTTCATAACTTACACCAGCATTAACTTTTTTAGCAGCTGGATCATAACCAACGTTTGCACCAAAGCCTCCTTTACCAGTATAACCAGCTTTATAGGTACCTACGCTTAAAGGTTTATCTGCATTTAGATTAGTCTTCATACCTGCATTAAAAGAACCAATTTTAAATGATGCATCAAGCGGTTTAGGTGCTCTTGGTACACCAAGTGGACCAATTTCAGGAGGAGGCAGAATACCATCAAAAGGGCCACCATTATCTTTTTTAGTTAATGACTTTTTAAAAGCTTGCATTGAAGCATTAGCTTTCTTATAGGCTTCAACTTTACTATTAGTAAAGTGTGCAATTGGATGAATCTTCTTTGCTGCTTTCATTATCCTTTAACTCTTTTTAATCTTGGGTTAGCTGCCTTTGCTTTAGCAGAAGCCTTACGCGTACCAGCAGCTAGTATAGCTCCAGCAGCTTTTTTAGATAATCCTTGCTTAGCAGCAATCTTTGCTTGTACTGCTTTAAATCCAGGATGCTTTACACCACCTCCTTTAGCCATGTTACCACCAGCCATTGGTTTATTTCCTAAACGCGTTTGAATAGGAGAAGATATAACAGGACCTCCTTTAGCCATTTTCTTTTTAACCATACCACCTTTTGACATAGAAGCTTCAGTATAATTAGTTAAAGCATCGCGTTCTTTACGTAATGCACCTCTCTTATCTCCTATAGCATAAACTTTATCCAGTAATCTACGCTCTCTCTTTTCATTTGTAGAATTATTGTATCTACTTTGAATTCTGTGTGATTTATTTTTTAAACGATCCATTTTATTATCTATTCTACCAGCTTTCTTTATACGATCTCTTGCACTCATTGTTTCTTCTGCTACGGGTGGAGTTGATTGAACACCAGGTTTTGGTATCATGGATGTAGATCCAGTTGGAGGAGTCTTTTTCATAGCTTGACGATCTCCTACCATTTTGGGGTTTGGTTTCATGGCTGACATCATTCTAGTATCTTCCATTCCCCTCATAGGAGCAGGGGGTGTAGTAGCAGGGGGTGTACTAGTAGTAGGTTTTTTAGGATCTCCTGTCATGCCACCACCTACGTCATACCTTTTTTTTTTGGTAACCATACCTCCTCTCCTCATAGAACCACCTGTTAAAGGATTAATAGTTGGGCTACCTGCTTTTTTTGAGTCTTTCTTCTCTTCTTTAAGAACTCTTACTTTAGCTCTAAGTTGCTGCCTTTCACTTGGTGCAGAAACCTTCTCACTACGGTTAGCTTTTATTTCATTAAGCTTGTTACCTACAGCTTCTTTAGCACCATAAAAAGATTTACGAACTCCACTAGCATAATCAGAAGCAACACCTTTAATAGTAGGTATTGTCTTTGTAGTTGAAACAGTACCTTGTTTACCTGGTCTGTCAACAGTTTTAGTTTTAACAATAGTCTTAGAGTAACCTCCAGGATTAGTTGTTACAGTTCTTGTTTTTACTTTAGGTGGGTTACCATTAGTACCACCATCATTATACTTTTTCTTTTTAGTAACAGTACCACCAATTTTAGCTGCGTTTCTCATTATATATAAGTTTTAATATTTAGCAATTCCATTTTCTAAGTGATAAGGCTTTCCTTGTAGGTTTACCTTTTTCATCTTTCATAGGTCCGGGCATTCCGGACATTCTAGCACAAAAACTTTTTCTTCTGTTAGCATCTTTGCTGCCAGCTTTTAACTTAGATGGTTTTGTAGTTACAGCTGTCTGTAACTTAGAACCAGGGTTTGCAGCTCTGTAAGATGCAACTCCTTTTTTGTTAAGCCCGCCTTTAGGATCTTTACCTTCTTTGCGAGTCCAAGCTGGTGTCTTTGCCATTAGCTTATGCTTTTTTAACTCTTGCTCCCATCCCAACTCTTGACTTCTCAGCTTTCTTAGAAGCTAGTTTAGATGGAGTAAGTTCATACTTTGTTTTAGGAGTATCCTTAGATACTTTCTTGGTAGGTCTGCAATATTCATTCTTACCACCGGCTCCACAAGCTTTACCACTTTTAGTGTCTTGCCATTTCTCAGATTCCCATCTTTTTAGATCAGACCCCGCTTTAGTTTTTCTAACAGTACCTGATCCCTTTCTACATTTAGCAATAGCTTGAGAAGCCCTTGCTGAAGGGAAGACAGCATACTGTGCTTTTACTTTACTATAGCAAGCATCTTTAGGCATTACTTCTTGCAGCCGCAGCCACCTTTTTTAGTAGGGTAACTAGATGTCAAAGCCCCGCCTCGTTTATAGGCAGGGGACTTTGAAGCACCTATTAATTTGTTCTTCTCAGTATTATTTAATATCTGATTCATCTTAGTAACCTCTACGCATTTGCGAAGCACCCTGTCTCTTAGGAGTAGGTACTGGTTTGTTTACACCCCCTGAAGACTTACCGGCAGATACCTTAGTAGCTTTAAGTGGTGTATTAACGTGACCTGATGATTTACCTAATGATACAGGTGTATAGTTAAATACTGATTTGCTGTTTGGATTAGTCTTGCAACCAACTCCTTTACCTGAAGCTTTCATTTTATATTGTTTTTATGTTTAACACTTTTTACTTTTCATAGCACCACCCAATCTCTTCTTACTGTACTTGTCAACTGTATTGTTCCAATCAGTCATACCAGGTACGCGCATGCGAGGAGTTTCTTTCTTTTTAGGAGGAGCTGGTTTTTTATACTTATCTTGTATAGCCTTTAAGTCCTCAACAATTTTTTTAACATTATCAACCTTTACTTTACTTTTCTGCTCCATGTTTCTAGACTCTGGTTTAGTAATGTAAGTACCTTGTTGTTGTTTTTTTCTGTACTCCTCATAGTTTTTCTTAGCGATAGCTAATTCTACAGCAGGACTATACTTTTTAGCAGGTGCCGGAGCAGGTGTCTTAGCTTTTGGAGTAGATTTTGGAGTAGACTTCTTAACAGGAGCTGTTTTCTTTACTGGTGCTGCTGGAGTTACTGAACGTGGAGTACTAGGTTTAGGACCAGTAAGTTGAGGTGCAGGCACTAGTCCTGTAGATCCACCTTTTGGTTCAATCTTAGTCATTCCCTTAGGCTCCATCTTTATCATGGGCTCTTTATTAGCTCTTGTTACAACTTTGTCGTTAATCTTGTTAACTTTAGTAGCTGTTCTTTTTACTATCTTATCTACTTTAGCAGCAGTTCTAATAGTACGTGCATCTTGACGGTTTGTAATTCTCGCAGAGCGCACAGCTTGTCTTGATGCTTGACGAGCAGCTCTTACTGGGTTTTTTGGAGGCATTGTATTATATTTTATTTTTTACGTTTAATTGATCCACCCCTTCTCTTCGTGACATAGTTTCTTTTTACAGCAGGTCCTTCAGGAGCTTGTCCGTATGCATTATTTTTCATACGGTCAAAATTCTGAATACCTATATAGTCATTCTTAGAAGATGGTCCATAGCGGCCTACATCAGCTTTCTTCTTTTTACCAAAAGATATTTTATCTATGGCCCCCAATAAAGCTTTCTTAGCCTCATCCGCTTTAGCCTTATCTGTAAAGGTATATGGTAAAGTGTTTTGACGGGTCTCACCTTTCTTAGGATCTAAGAACATATCTGGTACATAACCGTAGTCATCCTTCTTTTTAACAGGTGCTGTTTTTTTCTTAACTGGAGCCGCCTTTTTAACTGGGGCAGCCTTCTTAGCAGGGGCAGCAGCTTTTTTAGCATCATCAGCAGTCTTTCTAGCAGCAGCTTCAGCAGCACGTCTCTTAGCATCTGCTGTCATTTGTTGAGATTGCTGTTGCGCTGCTGGGCTTTTATATGGAGCATAAGAAGGTCCTTTAGCTGCAGGAGCTTTAGGCTTAACACCATATGTAAGTAAGTCCTTACCAGTAAATCCTGTTTTAGGAGTTGTTTTAGTTGATGCTGTAGGAGTAGTAGCAGTAGACTTTTTCTCAACTGCTTTTGCAGCTGGGTATGCTTTTACTTTAGATTCTGTTTTAGGAGTGGGCTTAGCATTAATTCTAGCAATCTTAGTAGCTGTTCTTGCTTGTATATTAGCTATTTTTTTGCCGGTCCTAACTGTACGTTCATCTTGACGGTTGGTTACTCTAGCTGCTCGTACTTGTTGTCTACCGGCTTGTCTTGCTGCCCTAACTGGATTCTTTGGAGGCATTGTTTTAAATATATATTGTTTATACTAAGTTAATTAAGAATTCCAATACTTCTCCACTTTTTTTGTAATATCTTGAAGAAGTTCATCATTTAATGGATTCTTAAGATACTCAACAACATCCGCCTGGGTTCTTCCTAAAAGAGATGCACTATCCTTGTGATAGATAAATCCATCTGCTTTTGCAATAACAACTTTATAATACACAGAGTCTTTTACAACACAGCGTAGTTTTAAAGTTTCCATATCTAGTGCACATGCATCTAAGAAGTTTTGTGCTGCACGGTTTCCAGATTTCTCAGTTCCTTCTCCTGTAATGAATCCATCCATGCTGTCATAGATTACATCATTTGAAGTATTCTTCTTATACTGGGCACCTGCTACGTCAACTACCTTAGCTACATATAACAGTTTATTTGTATTCTTATCAAACAATTTCTGCAACTCAGCAAGTGCTTTGTTACGTAATTTCTTAGTTTCAGTTTTAGTAGATACAGTTTCTTCATACTTATCTAAATAAAACTTTGGTGCTTGTTGACGTGAACGTGCATCTTCATAGCTTCTTGCAATAATACTAAAACCTCCTGCATTAATAGCACAGATCTTAACCATATCATAAGGATCATTTGGATCCAAATAGATTGGAGTATTACCACACTTCATGTCAATCTTTCCCCAGAACTCATCATTGTCTGGTCTTAGCAATTCTACTTTACTCCAAAAGTCTTTATCTTCTGGGTCAAGAACATTAGATGCTAGCATTTGCTCAAGCTCGCATATAGTCTTTCTTATATCCATGATCTTAGCAGCACGTACTTCAGGATCTGGAATATTTCTAATGTCTGGAGCAAACTCATTAAGTCCTGTAACATAGCGCTTAACGCCATTGTTCTCAAGACATGCTAATTGTTCAAAGTGTGTTACTCCCTCAAATAGAGAAAGTCCATACTGCTCAAGACCCATATTAGATAGTTTCCCATCAAAATAAGGTTTTACAGCCAACGGGCTGCGTTTATTATTAAACTTAGTTTCTACAAGTGTAAAGCTGCTCATAACGGTTGGTTTTTGTTTTTTATTGGTTTTTGTAAAAGTAGTAAAAAAGGGGGAGATTTTACCCTCCCCCTGTTTACAGATTATTTATGATTAGAATGATCCACCAGTGATTGGGTTACGCATAACAATCTTCAATACTTTGGTTGGGTCTTTAACCCAGATCGCAGGCATTGTTTGAGACATGTATACACGGTATCCGTTAAACTGTCCAGAGCTTTGGAAACCTTGGGTACGTCCCATGTAATCCATAGTTCCGTTCTGGTACCACCACTTCAATTGGTTATCCCAATCTAATTTCAACAAGTAGATGTTGTCATTAGTGTTGTCAGTGATATCAAAAATGATGAATGAATAAGAAGACAATGGGAAACCATCAATGATTGGGTTTTCAATGTCATTGGTATGTAAGTTGTCAAACGCTGGATTCAACACAAACTTAACGTTAGCCAAGAATGGGATAACATAAGAAGTGTAAGCAAATCCAAAGTTCAAATCCATACCTGAACCAGTGATAGCTCCGATGTCATGAGCTTGGATCAACAATCCAGAAGCCATTGCCTCACGCTTGATTGCCTCATTAACCATACGCATACCACCCATACCAGTTTGTACAATCAACTGACGCTTAGGGTCTGGACCTTGAAAGTCAACCTTACCAGCATAGAAGTTGTAAATCTCTGAACGGAACAAATCCAAGTTGAAGTTAGACTTGTTGTAGATACGCTTGAATGAGTTATCCAATTGTCTCCAAAGACCCACAGACAAACGGATATCATCTGGACCATCTTGACGCACACGTCCACCTTGTCCCCACATTAAGTAAGTCTCAATGTCAGTTGCTACTTTAGTCAAGTGAGCTGCTTCCATTGCAGTCAAGAATGTACGAGATAATGAACCATTATCCATAGCACGCTTAACATAATCCTTACCCATGCGTGAAACCATAGTCTCAAGACTAGTTACAGCTGGATCAGTTGTTTTGTCAAAGTTACGCCAGATCTCTACTACAGGTACAGTACCATCTGCTTTCATTCCACCTTTGATCATAAGATCAGCGCGAGAAGATACAGAATAGTGTACGTGTGCTTCTGATCCTCCTACAAAGTTGTAGAATTCACGGAAACCAGTAGCAGTTACAATGTCAGAGAAACGCTCTCCGTACTCACCACGAGCAGAACCTTTACGGTAAAGCTTAGTACCAGGAGTTAAGTAATCTGCACTAAGTCCATAAGATGAATCATTGTTCACCAATTGAACTGTGTATAAGAAAGCATCACCTAGAGGAATAATATCATCTGCAGTGATGTACATCTCAGCACCGTTGTATTTGTCATAAGTGATTATATCACCATGTCCAAATTCTCTGCGTGAGATTTTGATTTGGAAGGTTTGTCCGTCAACACCTACGTTGTCAAATGAACCACCATTCTCTTCTAAGTCAACAATGTAAGGAAGATCCATTACAACTGGTGTTTGCCACTTGTACTCTCCACGAGCATTATTAACATTAATTACGTTCTTTCCACCAAAGCTAGACATTTGGTACAAAGGCATTTCTACCTTTTGCGCCATTGCCCAAAGATCCACTGGTCCTAAGTCCATAGGTTCAGCGTTCTTGAGCATGTTAACCAAGTGGTAAGAATCTACGTGTGAACTAGCTGCGTAGTTGGTATCTCGTAGAAATATACCATTGTTTAAAACTGGAGTTGCCATGTTTTTTTTTGTTTATTTAAGGGTTAGTTAATTATCTTTTAAAGAAATTACCACTGCGTGGAATTTTTCTTTGTGTTGTTTCTTCTTGTTCTACAACTGGAGTACTGCTTGCCATCTTAGCTTGTTCAGTCTTAAGCTGACGTACTGTCTTCTCCACTTGTGCATTTTTGCCTTGTTCCTTTACTCTTGCTTCATATCCTTCTTCATCAGCAAGTAACCAAAGTACCTTAGCAATTTTATTATAATCAGGTTCTACATACTGGTATTTCTCCAATAAGTGACCTAACATATTAGTTTGCTTACCAGAGATAGATGGGTAGTTAGGTTGTACAAGACCAGTGTATAACATACCTTGAGTCTTCTTATCTATCTTAATCCCATTAACCTCACCTGCATTTAATGTATTATATACATTTTGCATGTAAGCGTTTGCTGCTGCAGTTTGTTGTTTACGCATGTTCTCTTGCTGTGCAAGTTTCTGCGCTACAATGTGTTCCTGCATTTTATCCAACTTTGGTTTGAACTTAAGAGCTTTTGCTTCTAAATCTCCACGGTCTTTCCAACCATAGATCTCTTCATCAATCTCTTCATCATTACCAAAGCTTGTAGCTCTAAGGTATTCCCGTATAATTTGTTCTTGGTCCTTAGTATCCTTTGGATCAAGTTGACGGTGTTCTTCTACCTCAGACAGCACGCGGAACAATCCTTTAAGATCTTCTCCGCCATCTGCTACATATTTTGCAGCTACCTGTAGTTCTTCTGGAAGTGAATCAAAAAATTCAACAGGAGTAGATTGACGGATCTGATTCTCTTTGTCAGCAATGTTTGCTTCTAATAGTTCTTCAAAATCCTTTTCAGTGTAATCATCTAAAGACTTGTCATCTTCAAATGGTACAATCTGTCCCTTTTCAATAAGCTTGTTAAACAATTTGCTTAATCCACTTTTATCTACTTTAGGACGTCCTGGTTTTGGTTGATTGTCTTCCTGATCATTCTCTTCAGATCCACCTAAGAACTCTTTGTCAAGTTCTTTAAGTACATCTGCTGGGTTTTCTGCAGGTTTCTTATCTTCATTTGATTCTGAGTCTTCTTCATCAGAATCTTTGTCAAGGAAAGAGAGATCAGTAGAAGGCTGAGTAAACATACTAGGCTTCTTCTCTGTCTCAGGGAGCATAACGTTTTCTGCACCCGGTGTGCCTAGAATTTCATCTAGGTTCATCTCTACTTGTTCAATAGAGGTAGTTTCTTGGTTGGTTTTTTCTTCAGTAGCCATGAGTGTTGGTTTTTAGTCTACAATAATAATATACACAAAAATAAGAGTTTAAACTTTGTAAATTAGCATGAATTATTTATTAGTCTGCATTATATCGCTAAAGTTTATTTCTCTTTCTTTTTCTTTTGAGATTCCTTGTCATACTTATTCTTATTCTCACGTGCAATCTCCATTTGAGTCTGTGCAATCTCACGTTGAGTGTTTAACTTTTGCTGCTCCATGTTCATTTTATCTCTATGGGCATTCTCTTTGGATGCTTCTTTCTGTTGGTTAAGATTCATAGTTTCTTGATACTGATCTGTTTTCTGTAAATTGTTCATGTAATCTACATAGTCATTCTGTTCATTTTTATTAGTATCCTGCATAGCACTATAACCAGCAGCCTTAATCTGAGCCTCCATGATACCAGCCTCTCTATCTTTCTGATTTTCAGCAGCTTCAAACTCCATCTTCATTCTAGCTTCTTCAGTCTTAGCTTGTAGCATTTGATCTTGCATTTGTTGTTGAGACTGCATTTGTTGTTGTTTCTCAGCTTGTTGTTTCTTCTCAGCTTCCTTAAGAATATGAGTTACTTCAGCAATAGACTCAGATTTAATAACATTACCTATATCAAATATAGAAGCTCCTGTTGTATTATTCTGAATAGCAATCTGCTTCAGTTGTTCCAACATAGCTCTATGATTAGCTTTAGTAGTACAGAAGATATTAAGATCTCTCATTAATAAGTCAGTACCATTGATCTCAAAGTTCTTACGCTCATCCATTCCAGTGATATACTGCAATCTTGTAGATGGCTTAGTTGAGTTATAGTACTGAGCCAGGTCTGTACGCATCTGATGCACGCGAGGCATCAAGTAATCACAGTGTTGTATGAAGTATGTCTCAGTTTGAGCATAACTTGCATTAACTGATTGCTCAACTCCTGTAGCAGTTTGTTGTCCAATCTGTTGTCCTAAACGCTGTGGAGTAATACCAATTACCTCAAAGGCTTGTTGTTTAAAATAGTTAGCTAACTGAATACGAGACATCAAGCGGTTAGTTTGCTCAAGGTCAAGCTTCTGATAGTGTTGGAAAGAAAGTGCATTCTCTGTATTGGTAATGGAAGTATCCAATGGTAACATCTGGAAGTTCTTCATTGCAACATAAGCTTTTGCTAAGTTGTTCTTTCCCCAATCTTCCCCTAGTGAGTGTCTTGGTAAAGCGTTCTGATCCAGTAAGATAACAGTTCCTAATTCATCTACAAGGATGTCAGCAATCTGGTTATTTACAATATTGTATCCAATCTGGAAAGGTTTCATTAAGTCAACCAAAGAAGTAGATCTTGTATTACGGTCTGTAAATACAGATCCTTCTACTGGTAACTTACAACCATACATTGAGTTGTCACCTTTAAATTGAAACTTAAGGGGACTAATCAAGTTTTGATTAATACCTAAGTAGATAGGATTAATACCTCCGGGGTTATTACTTCCCCAGAATGTAGGACGGTTAGGTCCAATCTTAACACCACCCCATACCTCATTGATCCAGATCCAGTCTATGTGCTCACCAAATACTAAGTTATCCTTAGTCTTATTCTTAATGATATTGGTATCATAAACAGGTTTATCTGTAACCTTATATGTTTCATCTATGATATCTTGGGTAATGTTACCATTATCAGAGATACGTGTAAGGTGACCAACTCTACGTTGTGATTTCCAGTATACAGATGTAACACGTAACATGTTACTCATACCCATATCAAAGTAGTCTTCACTACTCATCATGATCCAGTTTACTATATCTCCACCATACTTTGCATTATCCCACATTGATGTAAACTGACGGTAACCTAGTGAAGGCATCTTAGTGTTCCAATCATGAGACTTAGTAGCATCATAGTAAGCTCCATCATTTTGATAACCTTGAATGGGATAACCAGCAGATCTTACAGGATAGATAAGCTCTAATGCTTTCATTTGATCCTCTGTCATCAACCAACCATAGCGGTCAATAACATCTGCTACAGTCATCATGTCAAACTTACCAACCCATTGTGATTGAGATATATAACGGTTGTCTGGAGACTTATGATAGAATGTAAGAACCGGGTTCCATAACTCTACATCATAATCATCTTCAAGCATACGGAAGTGCCAGAACTCTCTGTCTGTAATAAGCATGTCACGGAAGCCACGCTCTTCTAACTCATCCATTCTAAATCTTTCTACATCTACACGGTGTTGGTGTTCTGACCACTGCTCCACCATGCTTCTATAATCCTTATTAAAAAACTGTTGAATCTCTGGAAGAGACTTTAAGTTATCAGGACTCATTTGTTGTTTGAAATCTTCTGAATTTGGATCAGCCTCCATCTCAGCTAATTTCATAGCCATTTTCTGTTCAGCTTCATAAAGAAGAGATTGTTCTACTTGACTTCTTTTAAGCTCAAGCATCTCATTATATGAGGTCTCATCTACGGCAGTATAAGTTACACGAGTATTTCTTTTAGCAAACTCAGCAACTAATGTATTAATTACATTAGGTACAATAGGGTAGAATTTAAGTTCTAGGGCTGACGCATCTTCTTTAGTTAAAGTATCTATAAGATCAGCATACTCGTTATCCTCTTCTACTATATAGTCAGTCTTATCTATAATACCTTTTGCAAGTTTATAGTTTTTCATAAGTCTGCGTGCATTTCTACGCACATGCTTAAGGCCTTCCCACTCCAGCCAGTCAAGATTCCAAGCAGCCCATTCCTGATCCTTCTTAGATTTTGGTAAAAATTGAATAGGCTGATTGAGAGTACCCATACGGTTGTACTCACCCTTAGCTCCATTCTTTAACTGCATTGCGTTATATACCTGCATACTATCTTAAATTTTTAAATGCTGAGCGTGGCATTGGCATACCATCAAACTTATGCCCTCCACCACCCATGTGACGGAACGGGCTCTTATTTAATTTACTGAAATTATTGCGGTTATCCAAGTTTTTTCCCGCTCCAGTTTCTTCATAGCGCTTTTTATAACCTCTATTTGCCTGTTGTACTTTAGCAAAAGCTACTAAAGCTGCAAATGATACAAGTCTATCCACGTTAACTCCATCCCTATATGCCATCATTTCTCTGAGTAACATTATGTCTGGGATACGCTCTATACCATATGTTGTCTTAACTATCTTACCATCCTTGGTAGTTTCTTCATGTAACTCTTCTTTTAGGAAGTCAATAGCATAACTTAACATATGACTTTTAAATAAAGTCCCTGTATTTCTCCAACCATATTCTTGGAACACATTAGCATTAGCACCAATGTCTTTTAGGAATAAGATCTGAGATCTGGGTACAAGATACTTCTGTTTTTTTCTAAACATCATATAATTGATAAACTGACTAATATTATTCTCAACAATAGTCCATGCGTTATACCATTCTATAATAAGTTCTAATCTCTCATGAGTTTTATTAATATCATCAAAACGTCCGCACCAAGCAGCTACAATTTTATCTTGTTCTATATAAGTCTCAACAAGTTCACCATCATTTTTAGTTACTTCTACAGGAGTCTTATATACATAGATAGAGCATAGGGATTCTGATGTTGTGGTTTTTCCTTCACCCACGGGGTCAACACTAGCATAGTACATTCCAAACTCAGGGTCTTTAACCGGACGCTCATATACCACAAGTACTCCTGTTTTATCCTCAGTAGTTTTTGTAATAGGAAATTCTGTTATAGGTAACTTATTTGTATCTGCTACAGATACATCTCCTTTATCACTTCTATAAATATCTAGATACTCATATGGATATGATTTGTCCTCAATTCTACGGATCTGAGCAGTAACCAAATGCTGTGGAAACATTGATACTGTTCTAAAATCAAATGCTTCTTTAATATTTCTAGGATGCTGAGATATACGGAGTTGATATTCTTGAGGAGCAAGTTCTCTTTTCCATTCAGCAAACTGTTCATCTAATGCAATAAGAGCCTCTTCTACTTTAGAGTTACCGTACTGATCAATAAAGGGAGGCATTGACCATTGCTCAGGAATAAATAATCCTGTTCTACCAGAAATACCGGTCTCATCAATAAGATTAGATTCAACTGAATATATATCATTAGCATCTGGTCTAGTGATCATTTTCTTAAGTGGATCACACTGAGACAAGTCACCCACAGATCCTGCAGCAATAAACATTCCGGTGGTCATGAATCCTGATTTCATAGCAGGACGTATGTACTCAAATGTTGTATCCATCTTAGGAGCAATACCTGCTTCCTCATGAAAGAAGTACTTACATGGTCCACCTACACCATTAGTAGGGTCCTTCTCAAAAGACATACCTTGCATTACACCTTTAAGTCCTATCTCTGTTTTACGTTTCTGAATACCTGTAGTAGTCTCAATCTTTTGTTGCCACATCATGACCTTGTTAGGGTTCATAGGACGGTACCAAGCTGTGTGCTGATTTAAGAAAGCCTCATATTCATTAAGGAATTTCCAAGTACCTTTCTCATTGATATAGTCTTTAAGACTAGCGCCCATCTTAAGAGTAACTCCTTCCTCAAACCAGATCTGATTAATTAGCTTACCCGCATGGTAGTATGATGATGCAATCTGACGTTTCTTTAAAATAGCAGCATGTCTATAATGTAACTCTGCTAGACATTCATATAGGGCTAAGTGATACTGAGCATCTCTTACATCAGCAAAACCAAACTTTTGAATCTCTTTATTGAAGATAGGTAGAAAGTTTAACCACATATAATAGTCACGTGGTATATACCAAGCATTACCATTATTTTTATATATAGCCCCTACTCTACATTTATTCTTCTGGTCATTCCAAAATATTATAAAATCTTTAGTTCCTTGTGGGGCCTTGCAATAAAAGTTAAACTCATTAAAGTGTCTAGCTTGTTCATTAAACATCTTGCTAGTCTCATCAAACTCATACTGACCAGGTTCTTTAAATATGCTAAATACAAAGTCCTTGAAATCATCACGAGTAGGAAAGGTGGTCACTGACCACTCTCCATTTTCCCATGTAGGAATTTCTATATCAGTTTGTTGTAGCATATTAATTACATTTGATCATATGCAAGTCCTGCACCCCCGCGTGCGCGACCCCCTTGTTCTTCTTGAAGATCTTTATAAGCACCCTTATAAGCATCACGTATTTGCTGGTATTTTGCTGCAGCATTTATAAGTGCTGTTAAGTTACCATCTCTACCATCAGTTATATTGGTTACCTCCATATACTTACCAAGTCTATCAAGCATTTGCTTGATACCATTGTAAGCTCTAGATGTTGGTGTCTCATATAATTTTCTACAGAACTCTAGCGCTCCGGGGATAAAGTCATCCTCAGAAGTAAAATCTGCATCTATCTCAACTAGTACAAACTCTTCCTTATCATCATCTGCAATATGGAAAAAAGGGTTAATGTCTGGGTTCGGACAACTCATATAGAATAAATACTGATATACTTTTATGTAATTCTCAGGATACTCATCCATGATTCTTCTAAGTGTAGGTAATGTATAACAGCTTTCACTTGGTACCATCACCCCATCCTGTATATCAAATAACTTAACTAGCATCTTTTAAAAGGTTTATTATACTTATCACTTCATTCTTAAGGTAAGGTGCCTCATATTCTACAACTGAGTTTACAACAGGTTCTCCTGACATGTCATATAATACAACTCTGTTATCATAAGCATCTTTACCAGCTTCTTCAAATAAGATATGTTCTATAACCATCTTCCCGGGCTTAAGCTTAGGATTATGTTTAAGAATCATATACATATAAAAACTTAACTGTAATGCATAATAGTTAAGATTACAATCATCCAGATGACTGAGTGGAGGAAGCATTCTATCACTAACTCCTTCCCAATTAATGTAAGACTCTGTTTTGATTTCTTTATTAGTTTTGTAATCATATATGTTGACCTTTCCATTAATTACTTCTATTCTATCCGCTTGACCACATAGCCCCGCACTCTTAAGATACGTCATATGCTCAGGATATATACCTTCTACAAGTTTTTGATCCGGTGCATTCTTAATTCCATCAATTTCAACAGGTTTAAAAATAGGTACTATACAACCATCTTTTTCTATGGTGCTACATGATGTATAAGCAAGCTCTCTTTGGTTATGATACCATGTACCAAGATTAACAGCTTTCTGTGATTCATTTCTCCAAGCTTCTTTCACATCTTCAGCTTGCATCCAGTACCACTTGCTTCTATTGTTCTTAATAGATTTCTCAGCTACAACATCTGGATCAAAAGGTTTTTTAAATTTAGATATAATACCTGTTACACTAACCCATGAGATGTTCTCACTAGGATCAATGCTGGTATAAGTATGTGTATCAGCTTTAAATAGTATTGCCATGATTTTCTAGTTTAGCATTCATATCATCTTCTTCTTCTTCTGTCATTACAGCAAACCATCTACCTTGTGGGCAGGATGAAGACATGCTATAAGTCTTATACTTAAGAGAGCAGCCGCAATCACCACAACAAGGCTGTGTACCTGGTATCTCACACTTAGATCCTTCTGAATCAAACAGAGGACAGGTCTTACATATCTCATTGCGCCAATAGGCAACACGCTTAATCTTCTTTCTAGTAAAGTAATAGTTAAGGACTCCTTCAAGAATGAGCCACTTATTCTCCCAGATTTTCTTTATTTTTTTGAGCATTGACCCTGTTTACTTTTAGTGTTATACCTTTTCTATTCTCTTGAACTATCATATCTTTGATTTTAGCTAGCTGTTCATGATTATGTAAAACAGCATCATACCTAGCAAAGGATTTAAACTCCTTGGGGTTTAAACTTTTAAGATGCACATGACTCTTTGCTAATACACGGTCTAACTTTTTCTCATTTATCATAAAATTTCCTAAGCCCTTTAATGAAAAATTAAAGTGTTCTTTGTTGGTCATTGCTTTCCTAAGGTATAGCCAGTAGTGCTGAACTATATCTTCTGTTAAAGCAGGATCATCAAACTTCTGACTGAACTCCTTCAGGAGTTCTTTCAACTTCTTTGGTTTCAACTCTTACAAATTTATAGTCCAATAATATGTTACCTTGTATCTGAATGTTTAGTTCCGGATTCAGTGTAATTGTCTTTCTATTCTTACCATTCTTTACAAGAAGATTCTTCTTCTCTGCCTTAGTTACAGCGTTTCTTACTGACTGAGCACTACTAAAAATCTTATTCTTGGTAGCGCTTTCACAGAACTCAGTAAGCTCTGTCTCCCCTGATAATGCTAAGAAAGTTAAACAGTTAAGATCTAAATCTGATACATTCATTGTCTTAAGATGTGAGTGTACAGCAAGTTGGAACTTAACTATACTCCATAAGTCCATCTTAACAGTCTTGCGTACCTGATTTACTATAGCCATTATTCTTCAGGATTAGAGGGTTCTTCTTGTGAAGGGCCTGCTAACATTTGAGCAATCTTAGCTTGTGCAAATGTTGCACGTGCTCTTTGATCTTCAATATCAGCAACAAGAGTTTCATATACTAGTTGTACTTTAAGAAACTCTGCTTGTTCTTTATAGAACTGTGTGAGCTTAGCTTTTCTTTCAGCCATCTCTTCTTTTGACATCTCTTTCTGTTGGTTTTCCATGATGTAACTTATTTAGGTTTAAACAAATATATGATAAAAAGTTTAAACTCCAAATGTTTACACAAAAAAAGACCCGCTAGCAGATCTTACGGTATGCTAAGCGGGCACCTAATACTTAAGAGTTAAGCTCGTTTACCGTCTTCTTCTCTCTTAGCCTTTATGTATCCTGTTAACTCTGCAATGTTAGTACTCAACTGAGTCATGTGCGTAGTAAGGTTATCCATCTTTAGATCAAGCTTCTCGTGAGCAGCCTTCTGATCTTCTTTAAGTATTTCCATTCTGTTATAGATGCTTGTCTCTTTAGCCATAAGATCTGTTTCTAGGGAGTCCATGTCACTTGCGAGTTTATCCACCTTCCCTTTCAACTTCCCTATCTCTTGTCTAAGAGCATAGTATGCTGATAAACCTGTACCTATTGTCATCACTATCCAGATAACATCTTTAGTGGTAAATACCCACGCTTCTGCTGATCCCATAACTTAAATATATATACTTATAATATACGAAATTTATACTTAAACTCAGACAGTTTCATTATAAATCTGAAACGCTGTACTAGAGTCTTCTTCAAGTAAAGCTATGAATCTTTCTATATTTATAGGGTCCTGGAAATCTGTAAGCATCTTATCATAAACAGGTTCAGTACTATCTAACATAAAGATAAACTTATCTGTTCTCAACTCCGTAAGAGTTGTATTTTCTACTGGTAAATATGTGTATTCCATTGTTATAGCTTTATTTAATAACCCAACCAAATCCATTTACTCCTGAGCTTGTTGCTGTTGATTGTCTAACTCTTATGCTTACTGTATTTCCATTTGAAAGACCGGCAGAACTTAAGAAAGTATAACTTCCTGCCGCACTACCCGTAGGTATTGTATAAGGAGTACCTACAGCAACACCGGTAATCATAATTGTTAGTTCCATACTACCCGTCATTACACCCGCTGTTTTAAGGTATGCGTCCTGTATACTACCTTGTGAAACAGCTACAGGAACTGATCTGGCACTTTCTGTAAGAGCCGCTGAAAATCCACCAACGCCTATATAAAAAGTACCTGTAGTTACAGTTTGCGCCATTAAATTACCGGCCATGCTATAACCATTGTACGTAGGTACACTTTGACTTGTTCCAAACTCAAAGTAACCAACTTTACCATTTAAGGTATTTGGATCAGTACCTCTGTAATCATTTGAAGTAACAAAATATGCTCCCCCTACAACTGTTACAGATGCAACATTATTAAATGTAGTATAGCTAGAAGAGTTAATAAATAGGGTTAAAGGTTGTTTATTTAAGTCAGGTAAAATAAAAGAAGCTGCGTTAAGACCATTTGCATCTGTTGATGAAATTGATAGCCCTTCAAACGTTATACTACCTGAACCATCGTCCAAAAACAAAAGGATAGCTTGTCCTGATGTTGCTGCTGGCAAAGGGCCTGTGCCAGAATATACCGATATGTTATACTTAAAACCCGTAGGTGTAGGAGTAGGTACTGTTGTTATCTGTGTACTCATAATTATGCAAGTGTTATAATTATTAACTCAGCTCCCGCAGTTGTGGTACTATAAGTTATTGCAGCTAAGGTATTGTTAATAGCGCCTGCATCAAAGTTTAATGATTCACCTGGCTTAAGGGTAATACCACCAACTGTTGCATCAGCGGTTCCTACACTAGCGAACGATGCTGAATATTTACCTGCAGTTATAGTACCCGATGTACCAGTAGGTCTAAGGAATGCAGGAGTTCTTTGAACACCTGCTTGATCACTAGCAAGGGCAACTGATATAGAGTTAGCCATTGTCTGCTGACCTTCATTAGGTAATGAAGATATTGCTACAGAGGGTAATGATGATACCGCTACGGTGCCATCTACAGTAATAGAACCTCCACCATCTGAAATATTAACGTGTCCACTTGCATTTACCTCAACAGTTTGTTGAATTCCACTAGCTGTAACACCTGCTATAACAAAAGAGTTTGCAGGTGCTGTAACCCCATCTGTTCCTACACAATTATCTATAAGTTGAACACTAGTTTCAATATCAGTAAGAATAGCATTACCTGCTTGAATAGCTCCTAATATAAGTGCTAATACAGCAGAAGGATCTGCATATACTAAACATCCTGGAGTAGCCGCCCCTGGAGGAACTACAGGTGTTGTACTACCTGGTAGATAATATGTAATTGGGCCCCAGGTAGATGTATCAGGATTCCATACCCTTACCTCTAAATATACCGTATCACTATTACAAGTATCTACTACAAACTTAGCTTCATACTCTGTACTAGCTTGAAGTGTAGTAAGTATTGATGAAAGTAAAAATTCTACATCATCGGTATTAGCATCAATAATTTTAAGTTGATCACAAGTACACTGAAGTCCTTGTAATACTTTTAGCTCGTAGTTAAAGTTAGAGCCTTTATCTCCTTCTTTTGGGTTTCCGTTTCCTAGTGACATATCTTAATTAGTTATTAGTTTCTTGGAGGGGCTATATAAAGATTTAACTTTGCCCGTGTATCAGGCTCTACCTTATCCTGATAACACGTTGGCTTAGCACCTGGTTTAGGAGTCTCGCATCCTGCAGATTTCATACCAGGTACACTGTTATAATATTCTTCTAATGATCCTTTTCTTAATGACATATGTTTAAGTTTTATTAGTTAAAGTAAGATAGTGTTTGGTCAGACATAAACTCAATATCTATGTATGCTGTACCTACCCAAGATGCTCCAGCAGTTGCTACAATAGATACAAAGTAATCTTCCGGTCCTGCTATTGTATTATCTAGCACAATCGTTGCAAATGTAAGTGGTATAGCGGCTCCTGTACTTGCGTCTCTTACTAAAGCGTTTACTGTAAACGTACCAGATACTCCAGTATATGTAGCTACGCCAGTAGCGCCAATCACACTAGCATCATTAATTAATCTAAGTCTAGCATCTCCTGATATTACACCAATTAGGTATGAATAAGATAATACACCTATCCCATTAAAGTTTACAATACCACCTAATTTGTAAGTATTGTATAAAATTAAAGCATCGGTTGTAATAGTATCAGGTAACTGTATAAAATCACTTTCTGCTTCTGGATCTAATATACCCGTTACATAGTTCATTTGAGTACCTGGAGCAGGTACTATAGATGCAGCAAAATCTTCTACGGTCATACCATAAGACTGGTACTTGTCTCCGCGTTTAGCGTAAGATACATTGTTACCAAGTATTACAAGATCTTGTGTAGGATCTTGTACTGTAGTTTTTACCAGTTTGTTTTTGAGTAGGTATACCCAGTTTAATATATCCATGTTAGTTATTTATTGTGTAAAGTTCATAATAAACGTACAAATCACCATCCCAGTTATTAACCCCAGCTGTTGTAGGATTAGCGTTATAAAGATTAAACTCTAATCCGTTTGAAACTCCTGTAGCAATTAAATGAGGGATAACATTATCAGTTATAGTGTTTTTGTAATACACTGAGTATTGTACATATACGTTATCTCTGTTAGTTATAGTAAGGTCTAGATCTGGATTATCAATCAAGAAAGAAACTGAACTAGCATAAGCTGCATCAGGAGTTAAGGGAGCAGACGTTCCCATATTGATAATATCAATAATACCACGAATAGTGTTTACTGTTACAACACTAGTAGCTGTAATATCTAACTCGTAATGAGCAGTGTTAGCAATATTCCCTGCTTGAATAAAATCTTTTGTAGGCATAGCATAAGATTGATACTTATCTCCCCGCTTTTGGAAGGATACATCAGCACCAAGCACTAGTAAGTCTTGTGGACTATCTAGTGTGGTTCTGATTAAGTTTTGTTTCTTTATGCGTAGCCAGTTAAGGATATCCATTATGCTAGTAAGATTTTTCTTGGTACTCCGTTAATTACTACGTTCCAAACATTTGCTGAAGTGTTTACTTCTGCAGCAACAGTTCCCGCAACTGTACCGGTTGAACCTACTACAAATTGGTTAGAAGCAGTTGCTGTTGCACCTGCACCTATAACAACACAGTTTGAGTATCCTGCAGACTCTGCAGTGTATCCAATTACAGTATTAAAACCTCCTGTAACTGCACTATTACATGCGTTATAACCAACTGCTGTATTACCTATTCCTACTATTGATCTTAAAGCGTTTCTTCCAACTGCTGTATTAAGACCGTTATTAGTAGCAGCAGATAGAGCCTGATAACCTACTGCTGTGTTAGCTGTTCCTGTAGTATTAACAGCGAGAGCATCTTTACCAACAGCTGTGTTTTCAGATACCGTATTAGCATTAAGTGCGTTATGACCAATAGCCGTATTGGCTGTTCCTGTACTATTATTATAAAGAGCCTGTGCACCTACTGCCGTATTTTGAGCACCGTTAAGATTAAGAAATAATGCGTTTATACCTACACCTACATTACCTGATCCTGATGTGTTAGTATACAAAACACCCGTACCTACTCCTGTATTTTGAGGCCCTGTAGTAGATCTTAATGCAGATGCCCCAATTGCTGTATTAGAACCTCCTCCTGTATTTGCAGCTAAAGCATCTGTACCAATAGCAGTATTAAAAAAACCACTGGTATTAGATTGTAAGGCATTTTCTCCAAAACTAGTGTTAGAAGCAACGTTACCTTGACCATTGTTCCAAACTGTTTTTTCAGGAATGTTATACTCTAAGTGAGGAATTACTGAACCAGCAGGACCTGTTGCTCCAGTTGGACCTTGTAATCCAGTAAGACCTTGTGGTCCTGTTGCACCAATATTGGCAAGTAATGCCCACTTAGTAGGATCGCTATTAGGTGTTGTAGCAGTAGGACCTACGTTAGCAATACAAAACCATGAGGCTCCACCATAACCTACTGCATCATCTACAACATAAGTTCCTGATGCTGACCATGCGCCTTGCCAGTTTAAACCAGCAGGACCAATAGGACCTACAGGACCAGCAGGACCGGTATTACCAGCAACTCCTTGAGGACCGGCTGGACCTGGAGGTAAGATTTGAGCAAAGTCACCAATCTCCATTGCGTAGTTTTGGTACTTATCTCCACGTTTAGTAAAACCTACATTAGAGCCAAAGATCATTAAGTCGCTAAGGCTACCTGGTGTAGTACGTACAAATTTGTTTTTAGCTAAATATAGCCAGTTTAGAATGTCCATGATTAGATTAGATTAATGGATTAGTATATAGTATAATATAAGAAGACTTGTTTACATATGCAAATTATAACTGTACATATACATCTGTAATATACCAGCTATTAACAGGATCTGGGTTAGCTACTACTGTAACTGCACCAGGATCACCTGTATTACCTAGTGCCATTAGGGTAACGGATGGATAAGTACCTGCATCTAACTGTACTCCTGCAACAGGTTGTACAGAATAGTTATCAGGTGTAACGTTTTTAATCATTACTGTCTGACCATTTAAACTATTTGTAGATGGTAAGTATACCGTAGGGCTTGTAGCTGTAGTAGCTCCTGTTAAGAATACATATGTAAGATAGCTTGTAAACTGAGCACAGCTTAATGAGTAATCAGTAATACCAAGAGTATTAAAGTCTAATACAATTACATTGGGTGCTCCAACTGGTTCTGATTCTGGATCAGGTATAGTGTATATGTTTTCTGCAAAGAAGTTGTTAGGAGGTGTTGCCATTATTTTAGTCTTTTATTAGTTCCTTTACCATTACGAGCTCTATTAGTAGACTTAGTTTCTTTAACTAGTTTACCAGCCTTAGTATGAGAAACATCTTTACCATCTCCATTACCATAGGTACCCGAAGCACGGTTAGCCATATTCAGCTTAGCTCTGTACTTGTTTCTCTCAGGTGTGCTATGATACTCCTTGTTATAAGCATTCTTCTTAGCACGGGACTCAGGATTAGCCGCAAAGTACTTAGCAGATGTAGACTTACCTGTAGATTTTCCAGCTAGACCATTTCTCATATATCAAAGATACAATAATTTTAGGAGCACTACAAAAAAAAATGGGTGCAAAAGGGAGTAGGGTCTACATTACGGGCGCATCCTATCCCGAGATAAGAAGCGTTTGGAGTAAAGCAGACCCTACAGTTAAGGTATCTCTTAGTATACTATTGCTACCGCGTGATCCGGTACAATCATAAATACTTCTTCTTCAACCTTGAAGATCTCAGCACCAGCTAGAATTCCTGGGGTAATATATACCTCATCACCAGCTACAATATCAGTAACATCTGTACCAACAGCATATACTTTAAGACGAGTCCATTTTGCAATAGCTTCTTTCTCAAGTTGTGCTTCAATCTCTGGGGTAAGTTGGACAATAGAGCTCTTAGTTTCTGGTTCAGGCTTCTGAATCATCACGCGTTTACCACGTAGTTGTTTAAATAATGACATAGTTCATTGGTTTAGTTGTGACAAATATATATAAGAATTTGTTACGGGCAAGAATTTTTTTTATGCTCCCGCCATTCCATATAGAATCCTAAAGCTACTATAAGGTTCATACCTATAGAAGAAAGTATCTCTACTAAATCATCATAGACATTAATACTAAGGTGGATATGACCAACTGTCCAGAAAGGAATAGCTAGGTTAGAAGATATCCACCGTAGGGTGTAGGTAATAAACTGTAGCATCTCGTAACAAATATATGCTAAAATTGTTACCACACTAAAGTATGATATAACAGTCAAAACCCCTAGTTTTTCTGGTTAATGCATAGTATAACATACTATAATGTGGTTTATAAGAAACAAAGAACCTCAGTTTTATACCCTGTAAGGGATGTTATGCTATAAGAACAGTATGTTCCGTACCTCTCCGGGTACGTTTTATAGTACAGATATCAGGATAAACCTGGCACCATTGATATGAGATAGATGTTATAAACCACATCTGTCACAAATATGTTAAACTTTTGTGACAAGCTTGATGGGTACTGGAGGGGTACTTGTACGGTTACTTGTGCAGTACTTAGTCGCAAGTATAGTAAACTCTTGCGACAACCATAGTGGAAAATATTCACCAGAATCAGGCTTATTGTGGAAAATAATCCCCAAGGGGTACGCGCTAATCCGCCATTACTGGAAAATTCTAGGAGTATTGGCAACTTATAGAGTGCCAAACTCCGTAACAAAAAGGTGCCAAACTCGGAAGTTTCCCGAGTTACCCCCTATAATTTTGCATGAACTTTTCCAGAAATTACATGCAGGGGCATATAAGAATACGGTATTACCCTATATCTATACGTAGGGACATATAAGAATGTCAAGTTTATTACACAAAAAACTGGACATCTCTACCTAGGGACAACATATCCCCAGGGGGAACTAGACAATTCACCTACCCCCGGTAGTAAGGTTCACTGGGATACCCCCGGGGTGATTTGGTGTAGGGGATTTATAATGGGGGAGAGGATGTAATGGCTTTTAAAATGTAATCTATGTGAGAGGATGTATGGGGTGTATATACAGCATGGCCCACCACCGAGCGAGCTGGGTGTGTACCCCCTCTTCACTAGCATTAAGGATTCACCTATTAGGCAGCAAAGCTAGGAATTCTTTGTGCAGGGAGAAGTGTTTGCATGCATGACATGGCTAGCATGTGCAGTGCAGTGCATGGCAAGGCAGGGAGCAACATGATGTGAGCAGGCAGGCCAGGCCACGGGCACACATGTATATATATGTATATGATGCATTAGCATATATATAGGGCAAACTCTTTACTAGCATTAAATACAACTATGAAAAAAGAAAGTCTTGTTTGGTTTTACATTGTAATCATTGTATTGTCTGTCATGTTAATCATGGTAGGAACAACAGTGAATGACACGTTATGTACTGTGTTCACATCCACTCTTGGTGTTATGTGTATAGCAGTAGCAGGTGTTCAATTGTATAATGCACGGAGCTAATCCGTGTGTTATACATATTAAGAAACTCTTTACTTCTATTAAATACATAATTATGAAAGATTCTATTGATTACATTGATATCATTGATATCAAAATGGCACAGGTTAAGCGTAACCTTGAGAACAAAGACCATGAACATTATAACTATTTTGTAGGTAGACTTGCAATACTGATAGAGTTGCGTGAGATAGCAATTCAGGATTGTGAAGAACATCACGCTGACGTAGTAAAGCAAATGCTTAAGGTTAGACGTGTTGTTAACAAGATGTAATGAGAGGGGAGCAATCCCCTTTCTTCATTGCAACAGGGAAACTCTTTACTATCACTAAATATAACATCATGCAAAATCCAAATCAAACACAAGAACGCTGTAAATGCGGAGACACAAGAACAAGCTACTATCCTTGGGAGAACCAATATGAACCAAACTGTTGGGACTGCTATGACCAAGCAATGGTTAATGGCTTCGGT